AAGACCAATCGGAGAATCTGTAAAAAAGATTATCGAAAAAATTAAAAAAAAAAGAGGAGAAAGACAAAAGAAATCTACTTCTCCGAGAACTCAACCTAAAGTTCCTGGTATGAAAAAAGGCGTTCCAACAAAAAGTTATATTATTGAAGGAGCTAATTACAACAAATTTAAAAATTTTGTTAATATGGCCCAAGGTATGAAGTTTGATACCCCAACTTCTGCAAAAGGATTAGGAGCAAATGTACCTAGAGGATCGACAGGTTCTGGTGCTGCAGGATATGCATTACTTGGTGGAATGGTTTTATCACCTGTTATTAAAGGTTTCTTAGAGGATGTAGGTGTTATGGATAAACCAAGAGGCGTGCCAATGGCTTCTCTTGATGGTGAAAAATACATACCAGAAGAATCTTCTTTTGCTGAAGATGCTGCTCTTACAGCACTTGGTGGAGCAACGGTTCTTGGTGGTGGTTTAGCAGGTAAAAAATTAATAGAAAAAACTACAGGACAATATGCACCAATGATTAAGGGTGTTATTGGAAAAGCTTTACAATCACCTTTTGCATTACCTTTTAGAGCAACAGGTTTAGATCGAATGGCTATGAAAAAATTAGGATTACTTCCTGAAGACCAAACATTAGCTCAAACATATGATCCTCGTACTGCGTCAGGAAGAACCGCGTTAGGTTTAGAAGCAACTGCTGCTGGAGTTTATAAACCAATAGCAGAAGGATTAACTTCTTGGATTAAAAATCCAACAGCGAAAAATTTAGCTACTGGAATTTTAAAATTAGGACCTAGAGCTTTAAATCTTGCCAATGTTTTATCTAAAGCAGCTAGAGTGACAACACCTCTTGGCATAACTTATCTACTTGGTGAAGGTGCTTATCAACTTCTTGGTAAACCACAAAAAGAATATTTAGATAGTTTAAGTCCAGAAGATAGAACTAGAGTTGAACAAGAATATAGAGATGTTGCTGCAGCAGAAGGTGGTATAATTAGAAAAGCATATAAAGATGCAGGTCTGGTTGAAAAATTAGGAAGAGGTGCAGCTGCATTTGATCCTAGAAACCTACCATACTATGGAGCCAAAACATTAAAAGGATTAGGTTCTGGAGTTGAGATGGCAGTTAAATTTCCAGTAGCCACAGGCGCAGCTATTGGAGAAACTATTCAAAGAGGACCAAGAAAAGAAACACTTTCAAAATTTGGTGAAGCAATGGCACCTACTGCAACTCAATATCTTTCTGAAAAAACTGGATTAGAAAGTTTAATTAGAAAACAAGAAAAAGAACTTGCTGAAAAAAGACCAGGAGCTTTAGCAATCGGTGATGTTTTAGAATTAGGTGCTGAGTTTGTTGCACCAGCAACTGGTTATATAAAAATGATTGAAGATAGTGGAAGCAAACTTTACAAAGTATTAAGAAATTCACAAGAAGGTAAAAAAATTGATCCAAAAGATATTGATGAAGTTTTAGAAGTTCTTTCTGATAAAGGAGTTGGAAGAAGAGATTTTATGGCTGTTGTAGGTGGCACAAGTGCTTTGGCGTTAGCTAAACACATAGGTATAGTTGATGCATTAAAAATTTTAGAAAAAGCAAAACCTGTAAAAATTTTAAGTAGATCATCTAGTAAAATGCCTCAATGGTTTCCAAATTTTGCATCCAGAATTTTAGATGATACTGACTCTGTTTTTAAACAAGTTGATGAAGATATGGTTGAGATAACTAATAAAAATTTACCTGATGTATCCATAGGCAAATATTCAAATGGAAGATGGGAAATATCAGGATACAATGAATACGGAAAACCTTATTTAATTGATTATGAACCACCTTCTATTTTAGAAGATGGTACAAAATATGCAGGAGACTTTTCTATTTTTGACAACGTACCTTCTAGAATGGGACCAGATGATGTAGAATTTGATTCAGAACTTGTGGAAAGCATTGATGATGTATTAGGTGGAACATCTAAACTTGAGGAATGGACAACAGGAGTTAAGAAAAAAGAACCTACTAGAGGTGAGAAAAGAGTTATTGAAGCAGAAGGTAGAGCAGAAGCAGAATATGATGCTTGGAAAGAATCTGATGATTTTGTAGATGAATAAGCTAACAAAGACAATACCACCTAAAAGAGGACCTCAACCACAAGGCTTGAATATTAGCTATAATACTGTTAAAACAATCCAAGCGGAGAAAATAAATGGCAGAAATAGACAAGTCTCTACCAAACGTAGAGCAACAACTAACATTACCTAGCGAACAAGAAGTTTCAGAAGAAGCATTACAAGAAGAACAAGAAATTGCTCAAGCTGGTGAACCAGTTGAAATAACTGAAAACGAAGATGGTTCAGTTGATATTAATTATGACCCATCACTTGCTTCAGTTGAAGGTGCTGAAAATCATTATGCAAATTTAGCAGAACATTTACCAGATAATGTTTTAGGTCCATTAGGTTCAAACTTATATCAACAGTATCAAGATTATAAAACTTCTAGAAAAGATTGGGAACAATCATACAAAGAAGGTTTAGATTTATTAGGATTCAAATATGACAATCGAACAGAACCTTTTCAAGGTGCATCAGGTGCAACACATCCTGTTTTAGCAGAAGCTGTAACTCAATTTCAAGCTTTAGCATACAAAGAATTATTACCAGCAGATGGACCTGTAAGAACTCAAATTTTAGGACTATCAACTCCAGAAAAAGAACAACAGTCACAACGTGTAAAAGATTTTATGAACTATCAAATTATGGATCAGATGAAAGATTATGAACCAGACTTTGATCAAATGTTATTTTATCTACCATTGGCAGGATCATCATTTAAAAAAGTTTATTATGATGAAGTAGATCAACAAGCTGTTTCTAAGTTTGTACCTGCAGATGATTTGATCGTTCCGTATTCAGCTACCTCATTAGATGATGCGGAATCAATCATCCACGTTGTAAAAATTTCTGAAAATGATTTACGTAAACAACAAGTTGCTGGGTTTTATAAGGATATTGAATTAAAACCATCAACAACAACTGAAAGTGAAGTTCAACAAAAGGAACGTGAATTAGAAGGTCAAACAAAAAACCGTGAAGAAGATATTTTTAATATTTTAGAGTTTCATACTAATTTAGATTTAGAAGGATTTGAAGACGTTGGAGAAGATGGTGAACCAACAGGAATTAAATTACCTTACATTGTAACATTAGAAGAAAATTCTAGAGAAATATTATCTATTAGAAGAAACTATGAAGCAAATGATGTTAAAAGAAAAAAGATACAATACTTTGTACATTTCAAATTTTTACCAGGACTTGGTTTTTATGGTTTTGGATTAATTCATATGATTGGTGGATTATCAAGAACTGCAACAACTGCATTAAGACAATTAATTGATGCAGGAACATTATCAAATTTACCTGCTGGATTTAAACAAAGAGGTATAAGAATTAGGGACGATGCACAGTCTATTCAACCTGGCGAATTTAGAGATGTCGACGCACCAGGTGGAAATATACGTGACGCATTTATGATGCTTCCTTTCAAGGAACCGTCTCAAACACTCTTAGCACTAATGGGCGTCGTGGTACAAGCTGGTCAGCGTTTCGCATCTATAGCTGATCTTCAAGTAGGTGAGGGTAATCAACAAGCCGCAGTGGGCACGACAGTTGCGTTGCTTGAAAGAGGATCTAGAACAATGTCTGCGATTCACAAAAGAATCTATGCAGCATTAAAACAAGAATTTAAATTACTCGCACGAGTATTTAAATTATATCTACCTCAAGAATATCCATACGATGTCGTTGGTGGTCAGAAGATGATCAAACAAGCAGACTTCGATGATAGAGTAGATATATTGCCAGTTGCAGATCCAAATATTTTCTCACAAACACAGCGTATTTCCATTGCGCAAACGGAACTGCAATTGGCAGCTTCTAATCCAATGATTCATAATCAATATGAAGTTTATAGAAATATGTATGAAGCATTAGGTGTAAAAGATATTGATAAAATTTTAATTCGACCACAACCCCCTCAACCAAAGGACCCTGCATTAGAGCACATCGATGCTCTTGCAGGGAAACCGTTCCAAGCATTCCCTGGTCAAGATCACAGAGCACACATTACAGCTCACTTAAACTTTATGGCAACTAATATGGCTAGAAATTCTCCAATCGTTATGGCTTCATTAGAAAAAAATTGTTTTGAACATATTTCTTTGATGGCTCAAGAACAAGTTGAAATGGAATTTAAAAATGAAATGCAACAAGTAGCTGCTATTCAACAAAACCCACAAGCAATGCAAGATCCAAACATTCAAATGCAAGTTAGAATGATGTCAGAAAAAATTGAAGCAAGAAAAGCTCAGTTGATTGCTGATATGATGGAAGAATTTATGCAAGAAGAGAAAAAAATAACTTCACAATTTGATAATGATCCTATTGCAAAACTTAGATCAAGAGAATTAGACTTACAAGCACAAGAAAATGATAGAAAACGTAAGGCTGATGAAGACAGAAGTAACTTAGATCGTATGAAAGCGATGATGAATCAAGCTACGGATCAACAAAAATTAAATCAAAACGAAGAATTAGCTAAATTAAGAGCTGATACGTCAATAGAAAAGACAGTTTTGGCGGCGCAACTTAGAAAAAAATAATAAAATAAGAAAAAAAATGACAAAACCTTAAAAAAAGGTTAAAAACGAGGCTAATATGAAAAAAAAAAAC